CTGATTACTCAGTCCCGACAGGATCTCCACACGAAGAAGGGTCGCCGGGGCACCAGAAAAGCCGATGACTCACTGCTCGAGTACTTCGGCGGATCGCTGCTCGGGGGTGGAGCATGAGCGCCCCGATCCCGGCGAACTACGCGACCTCCCCAGCCGTCAGTGGTGGGGCCACAACTTCCCGCAGAGCTCTGTGTGAGGCGCGGCTTGCCTCCCTCGAGAACGAACGCGAGTCTTGGCTCCCGCATTGGCGCACGCTCGCCGACTACATCCTGCCAAGGCGTAGTCAGTACCTGAGCAAGAAGAGGCAATGGAATCAAGGCGGTCAGTTCAACACAAAGATCGTCGACTCCACGGCGACACTCGCAGCCCGAGTGCTCACCAGCGGCATGATGTCTGGGCTGACCAGCCCGGCTCGGCCCTGGTTCCGTCTGACCACTCCAGACCCAGACATGAAGGACCGACCCGAGGTGAGGGACTGGCTGTACCTCGTTGAGTCGAGGATGTACGAGACGTTCGCGAAGTCGAACCTCTACACCACACTGCCCGTGCTCTACACCGAACTCGGAGTGTTCGGCACGGCCGCGATGCTTGTCGAGGGTGACCAAGAGAACATCCTGCGCTGCCGCCCGTACACGATCGGCGAGTATGTCCTGAGCCAGAACGATAAGCGCGAGGTCGACACGCTCATGTCGACGGCTGGCATGACCTCCACCCAACTCGTTCAGCAGTTCGGCGAGGAGGCGGTTCCCGAATCAATCGTCGCCCAGCACAAGGCCGGAACCGGCCAGCAGACCTGGCACGAGGTGGTTCACGTCATCGAGCCCAACGAGGAGATGGGCGCCGGCCTCGACTACGGCAACCAGAATATGCCCTGGAAGTCTCTGTACTTTCTCAGGGGCGACTCCACCAAGGAGTACCTCCTCGAGTCAGGGTTCCAGACGTTCCCGATCCTCGCCCCGCGTTGGCAGATTTATGGCAGCGACATCTACGGATCTTCATGCCCCGGCATGGAGGCGATCGGCGACATCAAGGCTCTGCAACTCGAGCAGAAGCGGAAGGCCGAGGCCATCGACAAGATGGTGAAGCCGCCGATGAACGCTCCATCGAGCCTGATGAACCAGGGCGCCAGCATCCTGCCGGGTGACATCAACTACCACGACATGAGCGCGGGCGGCATGGCGCTCAGCCCCACCTACGAAATGAACTGGGACATCCGGCCGCTCATTCAGGACATCGGAGACAATCAGGCACGCATCAGCCGCGGGTTCCATGAAGACCTGTTTATGATGCTGACCCACTCAGACCGCCGGCAGATCACGGCTCGTGAGATCAACGAGCGCCACGAAGAGAAGCTGTTGATGCTCGGGCCCGTGCTCGAGAGGCTGATCGATGACCTGCTCGACCCATTGATCGACCGGGCGTTTCACTTGATGGTCAATCACCCTACCCAGATGATTCCCCCTGCACCTGAGTCGCTCCAAGGCCAGGAACTGAAAGTCGAGTACATCTCGATCTTGGCTCAGGCGCAGCGGGCAGTGGGTGTTCAGGGCATCGAACGGATGTGGGGTACGGCCTCGCAGATTGCCCAGGTGGTTCCGCAGGTCTTGGACAAGATGGACGCGGACCAGTCGATCGACGAGCTAGCCGATATGTACGGAGTGCCGCCCACGATCGTCCGATCAGACAAAGAGGTCGAAGAGATCCGAGAGCAGAGAGCTCAGGCGCAGGCGCAGGCTCAGCAAATGGAAGCCCAACGGGCACAGGCCGAGACGGCGAAGATCATGTCGGAGACCGAGCTCAGCGGTAACACCGCAGCGACAGCAGCAGCCGACGCGATGCAAGTCACTGGAGCAGGGCCCTGATGGCGAAGAAGAGAGAGAACGCAGCCAACGTCGAGTCGATCACTCGCACCCGCGATCGGGTGGAGGATGAGCGCGCTCGGGCCGAGGCTGGATGGCGCGATGCGATGAAGAGCGAGAACGGGCGCTTCGCACTCTGGAAATTCTTCGAGGCAATGGGGCTACGAACAACTGCCCTTGCCGCGGACGATCGGCAAACACTCGTCCGGGCCTCCAGGCAGCAGGTAGCCGCCGAGCTCGATGGGATCTTGAAGGCAGCCTCTCCCGAAGATCGGGCGAAGATGATTGCCGAAAACGAAGAGGGGTTCTAGATGAGTGAAGCGATTGCTACTCCCGAACTGACTGGCCCGGAACCGACAGGCCCGCCCGTAATGGCAGAGCCCGCAGCGGAGATGCCACAGGCTCCCGCACCTGGAGAGGGCGGCGCCCCCGAGGCCGGCGGCACGCCCGATATACCCCCTCAGATGGATAGCCCGGCGGATGTCGACATCGCTGGAATGATGGAAGGCAACGAGGTGGCACCGCCGCCTCCTGTCGATACACCCGTAGACGGACAGCCCGTCGCGGATCAAGGCGTACAGGCGAGTGAAGGGGAACAAACTGGAGGCGATCCCAAACAGCAGGGATCTGTCACTCCAGGGACGTTCGCTGATTTCACGCTGCCAGACGGGTATCGGATGCTGGAGGGTGCGGAAGGTTCGCACTTCATCAAGTATGCCGCCGAACATGGGCTCACGCAGGAACAAGCGCAGGCCCAGATCGATTTCGATGCCCAGCGCGGACAGAGACTGAATGAACAATTCCAGAGCCAACGGAAAGTTCAATCTCAGGCTCTGCGTCAGGAACGCATGGAACAGATGCGTAATGACCCTGACGTTGGCGGAACGGCGACCAAGCTCAAGGAGAGCATTGGTCACTTCAACTCAGCAGTCCAAGAGCTCGGGGGTCAGGAGTTGCACAACTTCCTGATGAAGACCGGGCTCGCATTCGAGCCGTTGATCGTGAAGACGTTTGCTCGGGCCCATCAGGCACTCGGGGAGTCAAGAACCCTGGGCACCAGTCGGCCCGCTCAGTCAGAGCGATCGAGAGAGGACAGACTCCTCGGGATCGGTCTCGGATAGCTGCACTGTGCCGACAGGCACATACCTTTGAAAGGGATTACAGATGGCAACTATCGGAATTAATTATCCGACATATCTGGATGTCGCCAAGCGAACGGACCCATCGGGTCAGATCGCCGCGATTGTCGAGATCATGAGCGAGTACAACCCGCTGATCGTCGACGGGCACGCAATGGAGGGGAACCTCACAACGGGGAACCGCTCCACTCAACGAACGGGCCTTCCGGCCGCAACGTGGCGCCTGCTCAACCAAGGTGTCGATTCGACCAAGAGCACGACGGTCCAGGTGGATGACACTTGTGGATCTCTCGAGGCTTACGCCGAAGTCGACAAGGCGCTGGCAAACCTCAACGGAAACTCGGCGCAATTCATGGCCTCGGAGGACAGTGCGTTCCTCGAGAGCATGAGCCAGACGATGGAAAGCACATCGTTCTACGGGGACACCACCTCGGACCCTGAGCAGTTCCTGGGCCTCGAGCCTCGGTATGGAGCTCTGGGGACCAACCCCACTCAGTCGAGCTACAACGTGGTCGACGCCCTCGGTGCTGGAGCCGCGGCTCAAACTTCGATGTGGATGGTGACGTGGGGACCGAATGCCACGTCCTACATCTACCCGAAGGGAACCCGCGGCGGTTACGAGCGGAACTTCCTGGGTGAGTGGACGCTCCAGGATCGCGATAGCAAGAACTTCCAGGGCTATCGCACCCACTACAAGTGGGCAATCGGGATGTGTGTCAGGGACTGGCGCTCCACAGTTCGGATCGCCAACGTGCCCACCGCAACCTCGACCGTTCCGATCGGTGACACTTTCAAGTTCGAGGAGTACCTCGCGAAGGCGCGGCATCGGATGAAGAAGGCGGGCGGCAGGACGGTCCTGTACTGCAACCGAGAGACGATGACCTGGCTCGACATCCGTGCCCAGGCCAAGGACAACGTGTACCTCAACCGTGGCGAGTGGGCAGGCGAGGACGTTCTGTTCTGGCGAGATGTACCCCTCCGCGTCACCGAGGGAATCACCAACACGGAAGACGTGGTCGTATAACCAGCCCCCGGAAAGGAGCTAACTATGTACCAAGATTACGAAATGCAGTTCTCGTCCAACCAGGACGTTGGACAGCTTGTGGGTTCATACATCAGTACGAACCTTGTCGACTACGGGGCCGGGAACATTGGCAAGAACATTGGATCGGGTTCTCCGGTCCAGATTGTCAGTACGGTCACGGCGGCGGTAACCGGCGGCGTCTCGTCGACTGTGGAGATGGTGGCCTTCGTCAACGATACGGAAAACCTCGTCGGGCGCACCGACATTGCTTCGTCTGGGGCAATTCCTGTGGCGAACCTCGGTCTCAATGAGCAGGTTTCGCTCACCCTGCCGGCCAGTCACCCTGGCTTCGATGACACGAACCGCCGGTATCTCGGCATCGTTTACCTCGTTGCCGGTGCGACCACCACGGCGGGCACGGTGACTACGAGGGTCACGGTCGATCCTCAGACCAACAGCTAGGGGGTAAGGTAATGGCGCAGAGACGAGTGAAGCTGATCCAAAAGGTTTGGGGCGACCCCACCAACGTGGGACGCAACCGCTTGTGGCAACCCGGGGAGGAGTTCTCGACAGAGATCGAGGGACTCCCCAGCCACATCTACACCTACCTGAAAGATCAAGGCCCGCCCGACTCTGCGCCTGACCCCCGGATGGCTATCGCTCACCTCCAACTGAACGAGGTGAGAGTCAGGGACGCCCTCGAGAAGCTGGATCACGATGACGATTCGCATTGGACCGCTAGAGGTCTGCCGCGGATGGAAGTCCTGAACCGGCTGATCGAGGGCGAACTTGGCGCCAACCAGAACGATATCCGCGCAGCATGGCCCGGATTCAGTAGAGAGCCTTCGAGAGAGTAGGGGGAAGCGTGCCGTACAAGACTGTCAAGCGAGGCAAGGGATACGCAGTGGTCAACAAGAAGACAGGCAAGGTCAAGAGCACGAGCTCGACGAAGTCTGCGGCTAGTAAGTCAGCCTCCAAGGCGAACTCATCCTATGGCAAGCGCAACCCGAGCTCGAGCTACGGCCGGAAGAAGAGGTAGCCCTTGGACGGACCAATGGAGCGCCACCGAGAAAAGCAGAGAGTGCGTTCGGATGCCCCGACTCAGTACGAAACGGAAAAGGCAACCCGGCAAGAGTGGGAACGGGCCAACCCCCATAAGGTTTCTATGAATCAAGGGCCGTCGACTATCGATAGCGGTAGGTGGGCGCACCACTCAAACTTTAACGCTGCGGCGATGTTAGATCCGACTAGGGATAACCCAAGCCCAGAAGAAGCGGAGATGCTTCTCCAGGCAATGATGTCTGACGAGGAGTTCATGTCAAACTACGAGAATGGAGACCCTATCTCGAAAGAAGCCGTCGAGAAGCTAGAGCGCATTGCTTATGGCGGGGGCGGGAGGTAGTCGATGGCAACTCAACTCGATGTGTACAACCAGGCGATGGGCAAGATCGGCCAGCAGAGGTCGATTACTTCCCTTGGAGAGAATTCAGTCGAGCGCATTCAGTGCGATCGTTTCTACGATGTATCGAGACAGGCCAGCTTTCGGGATTGGGACTGGCCGTTCGCCCGGAAATACGAAGTCATCGTCGCTGGGGGTGGCGCAGGGAACAGCACCGCATGGACATACCAATACGTTTACCCGGTAGACTGCCTCGCCCCGCGGAGGATTAAGAGCCCCGCAGAGTCGACCGTCCCTCATCCCCCTAACGTAGAGAGAATCCCCTTCGAGGTTGCTACAGACAGCACGGGCGCCCAGGTGATCTACTCGAATGAAGCAACCCCCATCCTGGTCTACACGTTCGACCAACTCGACCCGCTGAACTGGTCTAGTGATTTCGTTGATGCGATCAGTTGGAAGCTCGCTTGGTATCTGGCAGTGAGTGTCGCAGGAAGTGAGAAGTGGGCAAAACTCGCGATCGACGGATACATCTCCTCTCTGAATGCCGCACGGATTGCCAGCATCAGGGATGAACGCGGGTGGCTGAACAGGGACAAGGATTCCGAATACGGGTCGATCACGCAGGCGAGATTCTAGGAGTGCCCACTTACCCGATCAGCCAGACAAATTTCACAGGCGGTGAGATTTCCGAACTCGCTCGCGCTCGCGTGGACATGGAGAGGTACGGCACCTCTCTAAAGACCGCACGCAACACTAAAATCCACGTCCAGGGAGCAATATCAAACAGGCCAGGCACCATTTTCGGTGGGCCCGCTCACCCAGTGTCTGTGAGCTCGGACTCACAGTCCGCCAAGGCGGTGCTAGTCCCGTTCACAGTGTCGGAGTCTGAAACCTACATTCTGGCATTCACGGACTACATCGCTCAGGTGTGGACAAGCCGCGAAGATGGAACCCCTGTTCCGTTGTCCCCACCCGATGCTGACTGTCCTGGGATTATATCAGTAGCCGTCGATGCAGCCGGTGCGGTGTTGACCCTCGACAAGGATCACGACTTCGTAAACGGTCAGAACATATTCATCACCAACGCCGCAGGTGATGACATCGGCGGCGAGTTGATCGATTCAGATGTGAACGGAGCCTATCCGAGGTACACGGTGGAACTCGTGGATCACGCCACCCTACCACCGATCACGGATGTCTCGGGCCAGAATATGCAAGCACTCTCTGTCGGTAACTACACATCACCGTGCGCGCTACAACTAGACGCAGCCACAACGGTGGCCTGGAACAGCACAGGCGCTCTAAGCGAGGGCGATGTAGTCGACTGCTATTTGACGGCCAGTGACGCGACATTCAACACACCCGAGGGCACGGCCTTTATCGCACTCTGGGAGACGCTGATCAGTCAGTTCGGCAAAGGCGGGACAGACCCGTACAGGTTATCCGCGCACATATATTGGCAGACAGCCACCCAGTGCGCGGTTGAACTGCTCTGGCCCGGTTGCACCATTCCTGCACTCGCCGCATCCCCCGCCTTCGACGGGCTCTCGCTCTGGGGGAATGGAACTCGCGAGATATATCCTGTGATCCGTCTTTCGGGTGAAATGACCACTGAATACTCAGGGAACTCATCCGGTCCTGCTTCTGTTCTTCAGATTCACCCGATAGACAAACGTAAGATCAGAATCAGGGAACTAACAGGCATAACCTCTACTTCCCTGCCATCAGGAGGGACGGCTCTTGTTCACGGCATCACCCAGGTTCGAACTCCGTTCACTCGCGATCAATCGGCAGAGATGCAATACGCGCAGAGCCTGGACGTTTTAACGTGCATCCACCCGGAAGTTTCCCCTCACGACATCACCCGCTATTCGGAACACGAATGGCTCTGTGATGAGAAGCGATTGTTCGAGAACCCACCCCTGCGTTCATTGGTTGCGACCCCAGATGTCCCAGGAGATTCGCACATCTTCAGCTACCGGATTGTGACAGTCGATAAAAACACGGGAGCATACTCTGACGCTGCACAGGTGGATGTATCGACAGACGAGCCGATAGTCGCGGGATCGGCAGACATAGTGTTCACATGGGAGCAGTCTGCTAGAGACCGTAACAGCCACGTTCACATTTTCCGTCTAGACGCCGATTCGGTTGGTGCGTATAAGTTCCTGAGGGAGTTGGCAGGGAGCGCATTCGGCTTCACTGACGATAATTCTTTGACCCCCGCCGAGGGAATAGCAAACCAAGACACCGTCTATGCGGGATTGTTCACAGGCGCTGGTAACTATCCGACCACCGTCAACTACAACAACCAACGGCTGCTATTCGGTGGCACCACTAATCACCCCGAGCGGGCATGGGTATCGCGAGTGGGCAACTACCGGAATTTTGTACTGAGCGACAACGTGGATGACGAATCCGCCCCGATAGAGTTCGATCTCGCAGTCAGCACAAAGCTGAGCAGCATCTTCTCGAGCGTTGCCCTACAGCAACTTGTGATGATGACTGACTCAGGAGAAATATCGGCGGGCGGTGGTGAGGGGTTCGCCTCAATGACCCCGCTTCCTGGTGGGCTAACGCTTTACCCTCAGTCATACTACGGGGCGGCGCCCGGCATCGTGCCAGCATTGGCCGATGATGCTGCAATCTTCGTGCAGAAGAAGGGTGGGGCCATCAGGGACATCCGATACAAGGCG